GAGTAGTCAAGGCAACCAACAGGAGAAGCAAATGGACTTTTTTGGGTCTAACCGTGCAAACAAAAGTAAAATAGACAGGGCGCTTGAAGATGCTCAGAACCCTAAGCCTAAGCCTAAGCCTAAGCCTAAGCCAAAGGCTCCACCCAAGCCCAAGCCCAAGACGCCTGTGAAGCCTACCTCTAGGGCAGCATACGGTAAGCCCAAGCCCAAGCCTAGGCCAAAACCCAAACCTGCAAGACGTAGGGTCTAAAAAACAGGCGAAAAAAAACCGGCCCTAAGCGGGGCCGGTCAATAAGCAAGTGACTATGAAGATGACCCAGACTGCCCACAAACAAATAACGGCAGCCTTCAGTTTCCCCACTTTTTTATCCCTTATTCCTCACCCACCTATCTACTTCTTACGGTTGCCGGGAATGCCCTTTTCACTGCGAGCCATTGCTTTGTAGTTTTCCCCAACACTAGTGCGCGCTTTGGGCTTAGGCTTAGGCACCCTTTTCTTAGCCTTAACTTCTATAGGTTTTAAGCTAGCGCCCTGAACTTTCCTTTTGACCCTTGAAGCGAGATTACTAGCACCTTGCACCGCTTCTCGGACATTACCAATGGCGGAAGCAACCTTAGAGCCGCTACGCGACTGGCGTTGTTTAGCTGCCGCAGCAGTAGCTGCTTTGCTAGACGCTGCGGTGGATTTCTTTAGGGCAGCAGCCTTTTTACTTCGGTTTTGGGCGTTGAGATACGCGCGCAAACCCTTGGAGCCAGTTTTCTTTTCCCACGCGGTAAGTTCTTCGCGGGTTACAGCGGCCTTCTCCTTACCATCTTTACCAGTAAACGTGGATTTACCTTCTCGTTTAGCTTGAGCTATTGTTCTAGCCATAATACTTCCCCTTAGTTATCAAATAAAACCTTAGTTATCAAATAAAACCTTAGTTATCATACAAAACCTTAGTTATAAAATAAAACCTTAGTTATTCAGTTATTGAGTTATTTAGTACGTTTGCTTCGGTTTTACTGGTCTTTTCTTAGCTGTAACTTTTACAGGCTTTAAGCTAGCTCTCTGTTTCTTTAATTTGGCCTTTTTCATACCCTCGACTGTAGATTTGGCGTTCAGAACAGAAGCTGCTGCGCCTGACACCGCTGCGCTAATGCCACCAGAAGCAGGGCGACTGCGCGATTGACGCTGTTTAGTTGCTGCGCCAGTCGCTGCTTGACTATTCGCTGCGGTAGATCGCTTTAGAGCTTCTCGTCTAGCTTGAGGTGTCATAGGCATAATAATTTAGTCCTTATCTGTTTGATTTTTGACTCGCCATGCTATGCTGCCTTAATCTCACGCTTTCTTCAAGGTAAAATCCTTGGTACACTCGCGAGAACGACCATAGGCACTCTCACCCGCTAAAACGGGATAGGGAAGGGACAATTTTCGATGCAAAACGCCGTAAAAGCAGAAGTATTCTTACAATCTCTCGCGCTCGCTGTAGCTCGCAACAACGTGGGCGCTGCGATACCAATACATCAAGTTATGAAAAGCGAAGGGCTTACCCTCACTGAATATCACGATATAGAGCTTAATCCGACGTTCCAGAGGCACCTAGCGAAGTATGAGCAAGAGCTAACTGACTCTGGATTCTCATTTGAGGCCAAATGTAAGCTCTTAGCAGAGGATATGCTGCCCGGGTTCTACAATTTAGGCCGAGATATGGACACGCCAGCCCCTGTGAGAGCCAAAATAATGGAAAGTCTTGTCAAATGGGGCAAATTAGAGCCTAAAACAGACGTTATGGCGGGTGGTAGCGCGGGATTTTCCATAAATATCAATTTAACGCAGCCAGACGCGGCTACGATCTCCCTTGTGCCGAATAATGACGAAGAAGGCTTGGATTTGGAGGGGGAATATGACGAAAATGTCGAAAATGACGGTTTATTGTCAATAAGTGACACTTTGGCGGAGCTAGAAGCCCTAGACCCTGATGAAAAATTCACAGAAACACCTGAATCAGCGCCAGAAGAAGACTTTATCGCGCAGCCAACTACTTTTGGCGATGTAGTGCCGCTAAGAAGGCCCGACAGCACCCAGAGGGAGATGATGCAGCTATCTGCATGGGCTAATGACTTCCTAGAAGGCGGTGACGAGGCGTCTGTGGAGCTAGAATTCACCGATAACGACTACGACGACGAGGAGGACTGAATATGCCCTCCGCGATCAATAATCCCATAAGTACGCCCAATAATCAGGTAAATTACACCCCACCACCGTCGTTAGCGCCGTTTTTGACCAGTCAGAGCTTTGTTTCGCTGATTTCTGGCCCTGTAGGTAGCGGCAAATCGTCCGCCGCCATGATGAAAATAGCGTACCACGCGAAGCAAATGCGTGCTGGGCGCGACGGAGTGAGGCGCTCCAGAGCAGTGGTGGTAAGGAATACGAACCAGATGCTGACAGACGCCACTATTCCTACGTTTATGACGTGGTTTCCAGAGGGCGTAGCGGGCACGTTCGCTCGGACAGATAAACGGTTCTTTTTACGCTTTGATGACGTCGAGTGCGAAGTGTTGTTCAGAGGACTAGATGACGCCAATGACGTGAGGCGCCTACTGTCGCTAGAGGCGTCGTTTGGCGTACTTGACGAGTATCGAGAGATTCACCCAGATATTTTTAACGCACTGCAAGGGCGTGTAGGCCGTTACCCCTCGGTAGCCAATGGCGGCTGCGTTATGGAGGATGGCAGCCCGAATCACCATTTGTGGGGAGCGACTAACGCTCCAGATGCTGATACCTACTGGGAGGAGTACATGCAAGACCCTCCCATAAACGCAAAGATATTCCAACAGCCTAGCGCCATTTCTCCAGAGGCAGACTGGTTGGAGTACCTAGTAGACGGGTACTACGACAACCTCAAAGAAGGTAAGACTGAGGACTGGATAGCTGTTTACATACACAACAAGTTTGGGCGTTCTTTAGCAGGAACCCCTGTGTACGACAAAGTTTTTAACTCTGGCTTTCACATCGCCAAAGAGAGGCTACTGCCTATTGAGAGCTATGAGTACCCTATAATCGTAGGAATTGACTTCGGCAGGACACCAGCGGCAGTGTTTAAGCAACGCGACCCTCGCGGACGTGTAATTACTTTGTCGGAGCTAACTTCGGAGAATATGGGCATAGAAACCTTTATTCGACTAAAGTTGACACCACACATATCTAACAAGTACGCTGGTTACGATATAGTCTGCGCGCCTGACCCAGCAGGGTTTATGAAACAGCAGTTAAACGAGTTAACGCTGGTAGACGCGCTTCGTAACGCGGGGTACAGGTGTGTAAAGCCTCCCTCAAATAAGCCAGACTATAGAATCCAAGCAGTTGAGCGGTTATTGTCACAACAGCTAGATGGAGAAGGCGCGTACCTTATAGATACATCATGTAAGATGCTGATAAAAGGTTTTCAGCACGGGTACAGGTACAAAAAGAAAAGAAGTGGAGAGCTTGAAAACTCGCCAGAAAAGAACGAATACTCGCACATTCACGATGCAAACCAGTATGCTGACAGTATTATGGATATGCACGTTAGAGGCGTTGTACAGCGTAACGCCCGTCGCAATGTGGTAAAGTCTAGCTATGTTTATACTTAAAAGGTAAATAAATAATGGATAAAATGGGGCCAGCGTTAGTACCAGCAGCGAGTGTTGCCGATTTAGAACGTGATTCTAAAAAGCGGAACGCAGCAATGCAAGCAAGTGCAACGCTACAGGGTTTGGCGTCACATGTAAGAAGCCGCTGGGAAACAGCTAGGGATGGCCGACGTGAGCTAGAAGAAAGAATGCTAGAGTGCTTGCGCCAACGCAACGGCGAGTACGACCCGTCTATGGCTTCTGAAATTAACCAACAAGGCGGGTCTGGCGTATTTATTCGCACCACCAGTGTCAAGTGTAGAGCGGCAACTAGTTGGCTGCGTGACACTTTGCTTGGCAAGGGTACTGACAAGCCTTGGTCAATAGACCCTACTCCAGAACCTCAACTACCTGAAGATGTTTTAAATATTATCAAGGCTGAGCTAGCTACACAGCTACAAGCCGAGATGCAGCAAGGTATGCCCATGCCAGATGAAGGGCAGCTACGAGAGATAGCGCAAGAAATGGAAGACGAGGCGTTTCGAGCTTTTCAAGATGAATCGGAAATGCGCGTTCGTAGGATGGAACGCAAAATGGAAGATCAACTTACAGAAGGCGGGTGGAGCAAAGCCTTTAACGAATTTATAGACGACGTAGTTACATTTCCCTTCGCTTGCATCAAAGGGCCGATAAAACGTCGCCGCAAGGTAATGCAGTGGAAAGAAGGCTCTATGCAAGCCGTAGAGACAATCCGCAACGAATGGGAGCGTGTAGACCCGTTTATGCTCTACTGGGCACCTTGGGCGTGGGACATAAATGATGGTTTTATCATTGAGCGCCACAAGCTAACTAGGGATGCCCTCCAAGCGTTTATAGGAGTGCCGGGGTATAACGAAGACGCTATACGCTCCGTACTTAGCGACTTTGGTGGTGGCAACTTTACTGATTGGCTGTGGACGGACTCGGCTGTATCTGAAGCCGAAGGTAAGCCCTACGACGCTGAAAACTCCGAAGACTTGATAGACGCTGTACAGCTTTGGGACTCCATAGAAGGTAGTTTGCTACTTGAGTGGGGCATGAACGAAGAACAGATACCTGACCCTTCACTGAGCTACCCATGTGAAGTGTGGCTTATGGGCGACACGGTAATTAGGGCAGTTCTTAACTACGACCCTGTTGGCCGCAAGCCTTACTACCTTACTTCTTACGAGAATAAGCCGGGGTCTGTGGCTGGTAACGGGGTCTCGGATTTGTGTAGAGACTCTCAGGCAATGATTAACGCCTCGGCGCGGGCGTTGGCTAACAACATGGGTATATCATCTGGCCCCCAAGTTGGCGTTAATGTTAGCCGTATGCCTCCGGGGGAAGATATTACTGACCTTCACCCGTGGAAAATATGGCAGTTTGAGTCTAGTGAGTATAACGACGGTACGCCCCCGCTATCGTTTTTTACGCCCCCGTCTAATGCGCAAGAACTAATGGCTGTACTGGAAAAGTTTTCTGACAGAGCAGATGAAGACACTATGATTCCCAAGTATATGTCGGGGCAGCACACACCCGGAGCAGGGAGAACATCATCTGGGCTATCCATGATGATTTCAAACGCAGGGAAAGGCATAAAACAAGTTATTAACAATATAGATAAGAATGTGATAGTACCTGCAATCGAGCGGCTATATCACGATAACCTGCGTTATAGCGAAGACCCAGACATTATCGGTGATATGCACATAGTCGCACGGGGCGCTAGCTCATTAGTCGTCAAGGAAGCTGACGCCATACGTCGCGCTGAGTTCCTTAACCTTGTACTCAATAGCCCTGTAGCTACTGAGGTTGTTGGGCAGTCGGGCGCAGCAGAGTTGTTGCGAGATGCCGCCAGCAACTTGAATATGAACGTCGATAAAGTTGTGCCGAACAGCGGACAAATGACAATTCTTGAGCAGAAAAACAAGCAAATAGAGCAAATGCAGCAGCAGATGCAGCAAATGCAAATGATGCTAGAGCAGACGCCACAAGACCCCAACGCGCCCGTACAGGCTCCTAGCGGCGGTGGAAGCCCCACCCCCCTACAGCCTGATGGCTCCCCCGTAGGTGGGCGGGACGGAAACTTTATGCGTAATGTAGCTACAGGGAAAAACGGTTGAAAGGCGTAAAACACTACAAGAAAGACGGCACTCCACATACAGGCAGTAGCCACAAGATGCCCAACGGCCATATTCATACTGGCAAAACGCATGGTAAAACAAGTGTCAGGTTGTTTCACTATAAAGACTTGTCGGCTACTGCAAAAAAGAAAGCGCGTTAGAAATGACTAAGGCTTAATGTGGCGTTACCTGTGTGGGCAATTAACCCCCTAACAACTTTAGTAAGCACAACTGTACAACAACTAGTTGCGCTCACCACTAACTTAGTATAGATTTGCCGTAATGAACATATTTATAGGGTACAAGCCTAATAGACACCACTTACAATCGTTAGTCGAGTGTAGGATAGGCCACAGCCACTTACAGGCTATGTTTTCTTCTGTACTAGAAGACACAAAGAAAGCTCTGGTGCGGGCAGATGACCCAGTAAATATACATCGCCTACAAGGTACGGCGAAAACACTACAAGATTTTCTCGACGCGGTGGAAACATCGCCCGAGGTATTAGCGCGGGTTAATAGCCCGCAGTAACGTCCGGCAAACCATTATGCTAAGCGCACACCAATGGGAGCGCGCAGCAGAGTTGGAGCTTTAGGAGATAGAGATGGCACTACCAAAACAGATCAGAGAACAAGCAGCAGAACTAGAAGAAATTGAGAAGCAGCTATATGGAGACCAACAGCCTACTGACCCAGATGTGCCAGTAGCGGAAGTTGTCACTCCAGAAGCAAAGCAGTCAGCAGAACCTATTAAGCAGCCTGAGCCTGAAACTGTTGGGGAAGCGCCAGAAAAACAAGAAAAAGACGATGCAAAGGTTTGGCAACAAAAGTACAAAACCTTACAGGGGATGTATGACGCCGAGGTTCCTCGACTTCACGCACAGCTTAAAACAATGCAAGCAGAGTTTGATACTCTAAAAAGCAATGTAGAAAAAGCTGGCAACGAAGCTGAAGAATCGAAGAAAGTCGCCAAGAAAGCAGCTAGTCGCAATCTTGTTACTGATGAAGACCGTCAAGAATTTGGTGAGGAGATGATAGCGTTCCAGCGCAAAGTTGCACGCGAAGAAACTGCGGAGCTTAGTGATAAGCTCGAAGCCGTGGCTGCCCAGAATAGCGAGCTAAATGACCAGCTTGTACGTCAAGGCGAAACGGTTAGGGAATCGTCTTTCGAGCAGAGGCTTACGAGCCTAGTACCTGATTTTGCACAGTTAAATATAGACCCTGTGTGGATTAAGTGGCTAGGTGAGATTGACCCAATGCTGAGAGGCCCGCGCTCAAGCGCGGCGCAGAGAGCCTTTACGGAAGGCGACGCTGAAGGTGTCGCGCACTATGTAAACTTGTTCAGAGAGTCTCAACAAGGAGCTGAACCCGCTAAAAAAGACAATTCACTAGAACTTGAAAGTCAGATTCAACCATTGAAGGTAGCGAGTACGACGCAGAGTAGAAGTAGCCAGAAAGGCAAGCTCTACACTGACAATGATATTAGGGGCATGTTTGCTAAAGTCATGCAGCTTAATAACTCGAATCGCACCGACGATGCTCAAAAACTTGAAGCTGAAATCGACGCGGCCTACGCCCAAGGGCGAGTATCCGCGTAACAACTTTGCTATAGGAGCATATTATCATGGCTGTTTTTCCAACTACTGGTGACTTTACCACCAACCCAACGTACACAGGGAGCTTTATCCCAACTCTGTGGTCTGGCAAATTACTGGCGAAGTTTTACCAGAACACTATGCTGTCGGAGATTATGAACACCGACTATGAAGGCGAATTGAAGAACAAAGGCGATACTATTCGTATCCGCACTGCTCCTTCAATTACCATCAATGATTACAGCGGTGCCGGCTCAACCTTGGCGACTGAAGTTCCTGTCCCTATCACTCAAGATATGCAGATAAATAAGGCTAAGTACTTCAGCGTGCAGACAAACGACGTTCTTGCTCAGCAAGCCGATATGGACTTGATGAACATGTTTACTGAAGATGCTGCTAAGCAACTGAAGATTGCTATTGAAGATGAAGTTTTCTTTAATGCCTTTGTTACCAATGGGCCAGCCGCTGCTAACGCAGGTGCTACCGCAGGTGCGATCTCGCAGAACTACAACTTAGGTACTGACGCCGCACCTGTTGCGGTATCCTCGTCGGGCAATACAGGCAATCTACTTAACACTATCCTCGCGATGTCTGCTGCACTTGACGAGCAGAACGTACCTGAAGATGGTCGTTTTTTAATTATTAGCCCCTTTGACCGTCAAATCTTGATGCAGACCAATATTGCACAGGCGTATTTTACTGGTGACAGCTCCAGTATTGTTCGCACTGGCAAGATTGGTATGCTTGACCGCTTTACGGTTTATGTGTCTAATCTCTTGCCTAAAGGCGCTGCCTCCAAGGCGTTAGTTTCTGGCCTAACCGCCACTTCTAGCGGCTCGGCAATTACCGCAGCGGCACGTAGGACTATGGTTGCAGGTACTAAGAACGCTTGCTCGTTCGCAATGACAATCAGCAAGACTGAGCCTCTGCGCAACCAAACTGACTTTGGCGACATCGTTCGCGGATTGGCAGTATATGGTCGCAAAGTGGTTAAGGACGAAGCGTTGATTGTTGCTAAAGTTCTTTAGCAATAGCGATAGTTGAATAATTCTGTGGGGGGTAACACCCCCACAGTTTTTCGCATAGGAGAAGCGCATGACCCCTGAAGAATTGTGTAAAGAGCTAGGCGGCTATGCCGACGCCAATAAGCTCCGTATAGAATACAACGGCAAGCCTGAATATATAGGCTCCTTGATTGACAACAAAGCGTTTGAGCTTAATGAGCTTGGCCTTAAATTATTGGCAGAGCAAGAGGCAAAAACTGAGCCGAAAGTCAAAGCCAAAGTTAAAGTTAAAGCCAAAGCCAAAGTTAAAGTTAAGAAAACTAAAAATGATCTCTGAAGAAGTTGCTTATATGGCTGCGTCAGAGTAAATTAAGGTATGAAAGCATTAGCAGATTTTCTGCCTAGAGTACTGCCTTACGTAACGGCTTGCCCGACTTCGCTTGCGGAACAGGCGCTTGTGGACTCCGCAATATACTTTTGCGAGAAGTCTACCATCTTGAGGTTTACGCCAGACACTGAGTTCACGGTCGATAACCAAGCCACTTACGACTTAGACTTGCCACAAGGCAGTGACTTTTCGCGCGTTGTAAGCCTAAAAATAGACGGCGTGGAGATTAGCTCGCTACCTAGGGAAAAACTGCCCACAGTTGCCAGTTCTAAAGCTAGGCCAACTCGTTATTTTATAACGCAAGACGCGGGCGAACTACAGCTAAACTTGTATAGCACGCCTGACGATGCTTACTCTATTAGCATGTCTTTGGTAGTTCGCCCGAAGCGTGACGCAACATCTTTCGCTGATGAGCTGTACATTTATTGGATGGATGGTATAGTTCATGGGGCGTTATCGCGTATTATGTCACTAACAGGACAAGCCTTTAGCGACCCTGCGGCAGCGATGTACCACGACAAACAAGCTAGAGCAGAGTGTAGTAAAGCACGAATAGAGAGTAATATAGGCCGTATTGTCGGCTCATTAGATACAAAAACACGCCCTTTTGTGAGGTAGCCCATGGCTTTAGCAGCAAAAAATATAATTAAGCGATGTATAGACATTCTTCAAGACAGCACTTCTGTACGCTGGCCTACTGAAGAACTTGTACGGTACTTAAACGATGGGCAACGTGAAGTGGCTTTGTATCGCCCTGACGCGCTTGTAAGGAATATTACCGCCACTCTGGTAGCGGGCACCCGACAAACTTTGCCCGGAAGCGACGGCTCTAAACTTATTGAGATAATCCGCAACAACGTGGCGGGGGTTACTCAAAAATCTATGCGTCTAGTTAACCGAGAAATTTTGGACGCTCAGACCCCGGGTTGGCATGATATTACTGGGCAGCAGGAACTACTTCACTACATGTACGACCCTAGAGACCCCACTGTGTATTATGTATACCCCCCTGCTTTGACTACATCAAAAGTTGATTTAGTCTACTCTGTGTACCCATTAGACATAGCAGAGCCGTCCGCAGGTTCACTATTTAGTGACGTAGTTGGCAACTTGGACGTTCCAGATATTTACGGCAACATAATTCAAGACTATATTATGTACAGAGCTTATACGAAAGATAGTGAGTACGCGGGCAACGCGCAGCGCGCCCAAGCGCACTATGGAGCGTTCGCCAACGCTATTGGCCTTGAGATTTCGGCAACTATTCAAGTTGGCCCTAAATCACCTAATAACCCTAACACTGGCTCAAGCGCAGCCGCTGGCTAACAATAATCTTTTGGGAGAAACACAATGAGTAAATTTTCAGACCATTTAGAAGAAAAGCTGCTAAACCATATTTTCCGTGGCGTAGACTACGTTAAGCCCGGAGCCATATATATAGGGTTGTTTACTGTAATCCCCGCTGATGCTCTAGGCTCTCCCACGAATGAAGTACTTAGCACTAGCGCGTGGTCTAACTACTTGCGAGTGGACGCCGCAAATGGCGACGGGACTACTGGCGCGGCAATAGCAACTGGTTGGTCGACTCCAAACTCATCGGGCGGTAGTACTAGTAATGCGAAGGTAATTACTTTTGCAGCAAACAACGGCGCAGCAAGCGTAACAATCAGAGGCATCGGTATTTTTGACGGCAGCGGCTCTGGCGCAAACTTGCTATTTCACTCCAATCTCGCTACCGAGAAAACACTTCTTACGGGCGACGTTTTGTCTTTTGGTACAAACTCTATTACTGTTACCTTGGCCTAATAGCAGTTAAATTGGGCGGGCGTTGCGCGCCGCCCAATTATTTTAAACTGGCTTAGCTAGTACAACTGCTGAGGCGAAAATAGCATGAACTTAAATACACTAAACAGTGTAGTAGTTAATGGTTCGCGCTCGCTGTTTAGTATATTAGGCGACGCTACCGTCGCGGCATCCGCACAAGTAACCGCTACCGCTAATTTTATAGAGTTTGGCTCTAGCGAGATAGACGCTACCGCCTTATTAATTCCTCGACCGCTTCATACGCATCACGGCGCGGCGACGCTGTCGGGCCAAGCGGCAATACGCGTTATTTCTGGCTCACTACTTACCGCTAGCAGCGAAGTAATAGCTTCCGCGACTGTAATATCTTTAATAGTGCGCGTAGTACCATCCTTTATAGATTTTCAAGGCACCGCTGCCGTAACATCAATTGTAGCCGCCGGTATTGGCTTTAGCGATGTAGACGCTACCGCTGCGATTATTCCTATTGCCACCAAAATAATCCCCGCAGCTACGGTTGTA